AAAACTTATTAAACGAACTTATACTAGAGAAGATTACGATTCATTATTTAGTAAATGGGCACTTAGAGTTTCTGATATGCACACTGCTTATGATATAGATGTTTGGAACCCTAGACCTAGTGGGTTATGTAAAAAACACTGTGTAGTTACTGAATGTATTTACAACGGGAGGCACTAATGCCATATAAAAATCCGAAAGATAGAAAGAAACAGGTCAATCCAAAAAAAGGTACAAAAGAACATAAAGACAGGATGGAACGTCAAAGAGCTAGACGTGAAATGGATAAGAAAGGCGTTGACCGTAAAGGTAAAGATGTAGGTCATAAAAAGCCGTTGAAGAAGGGAGGTAGTAATAAAGATGGCATACGCATCGAAAGCAGATCAGCAAATAGAAAACGTAACTACAAATGAACTTCAGACGATCACCGACTACCACTGGACGGGTAAACACCAACCGTTCGATCACCAGAAGAAGACAGCAGACTTTTTGGCTTCGCACCACAAAGCGTTCTGCTTCAACGAGCAAGGGACAGGAAAGACAGCCAGTGCAATCTGGGCAAGTGACTATCTTCTAGATCAATGGGAGATATCCCGCGTTCTTATTATATGTCCTCTGTCGATTATGGAGAGTGCATGGCGTGATGATTTGTTTAAATTTGCCATGCACCGCACTGTGGATGTGGCATATGGGTCAGCAGAAAAACGCAAGAAAATAATATCTAACGGTGCTGATTATGTAGTGATAAATTACGATGGGATCACTATCGTCGAAGAGGATTTACACAAAGCTGGGTTTGATTTAATTATTGTGGATGAAGCCACTCATTATAAAAATGTATCGACTAACCGTTGGAAGTCTTTAAAGAAAATACTTAAGCCAGACACACGCCTATGGATGATGACAGGAACTCCAGCCGCACAAAGCCCCTTAGATGCTTATGGTCTGGCTAAACTTATAAATCCTGATGCAGTACCTAGATTCTTTGGTTCCTACAGAGAGCTTGTAATGCACAAAATAAGTAATTTTACTTGGGTTCCAAGAAAAAACGCCACTAACATAGTACATAGGGTCTTACAACCTGCCATACGTTATACCAAAGATGAGTGTATGGATTTACCACCTATGGTGTATGTCAAAAGGGAAACTGAATTAACTAGACAACAAAATAAGTATTATAAAGAATTGAAAAACAAAATGGTTATGGAAGCGGCAGGTGAACAAGTTACAGCCGCAAATGCCGCTGTTAACATGAATAAACTATTACAGGTTGCTTCTGGTGCTGTTTACACTGACAAAGGCGATTCTTTAGAGTTTGATGTAAAGCACAGATACAAAGTGCTACGTGAAGTAATAGACGAATCAAGTAAAAAAGTTCTTGTATTTGTTCCGTTTAGACACGTCATAGACATACTAGCAAGTAAACTAAGAAAAGAATCTATCTCTTGTGAAATAATACGTGGTGATGTTTCTGCACCCAAACGAACAGATATATTTCAAAGATTTCAAGAGAAAGATGACCCAAGAGTTTTAATAATACAACCTAATGCAGCGGCACATGGGGTTACGTTAACAGCAGCGAATACTATTGTGTGGTGGAGTCCTGTGCCCTCTTTGGAAACATATGCACAAGCCAACGCACGGGTGCATAGAGCAGGACAAGATCATAAATGCACGGTAGTGCAGTTGCAAGGTTCACACGTAGAAAGACGTTATTGGGCACTATTAGATAAAAGAATAGATATTCATACAAAAATAACAGACTTATATAAAGAAATGCTTGACTAGAGCACAATACAACACTATTCTATACGTCTCGCTATAAAAGGAGACAAAAGCATGAGAAATGGTAGTCTTTCTGCTGAAAAGTTGACTGATGTTTATCTTAAAATAAAAGAGAAACGATCAGAACTATCTGCAGAATTTAGAAAAAAAGATTCTGATTTGAATGAACAGTTAGAAATTGTTAAGAAAGCATTGTTGGATTACTGTGAAGAACAAGGCTTAGAATCTGTGAGAACAGAAGCAGGGTTATTCTACAGATCAGTTAAGACAAGGTATTGGACTTCTGACTGGCCTTCTATGTATGAGTTTATTTTAGATAACAACGTACTAGAGTTCTTTGATAAAAGATTGAACCAGTCTAATGTTAAGCAGTTTTTGGAAGAAAATCCTGATGTCATGCCTAAAGGACTAAATGCAGATTCAGAGTATATAATTTCTGTGAGGAAAAAATGATGCAACAACAAGCGGAACCATTTGTACCTATCGAAGAAGTAGCAAAGCAGTTTTCAGTTTCTACTACAACGATAAGAACTTGGATAAAAGGTGGGCATATACCTAAAGAGACTTTTTTAAAAGTAGGTAATACCTATAGGTTTAGGTTGTCTGAAATTGAAGATGCTCTAGTGAATAATTGCACTAACTGTGAAGAAGATTAGCATACGTGGTGGTGTATTTAATTTAGATACCCGCAATAGTAAGTTTGTAGATATTGTCATAGTTAATGCGGCTGAAGTTGGAAGGGCATATTATAAAGGCACTTATAATCCTGACGTTTCAGTTGCACCTACATGTTGGTCGTTAACTACACAACGCCCTGCAAATGACGTTCCTACAGATCAAAAGCAAGCCACACGTTGTATGGATTGTCGTCAAAACATTAGAGGATCAGGTTCATACGGTGGACGTGCTTGTAGGTATTTCCAAAGAATAGCTGTTGTGTTTGAAGACAAGCTAGACGAGGTGTACCAATTACAATTACCAGCAGCTTCTATATATGGACGAGCTAGTAATAGTAATAAAATGTCTTTACAACAGTACGTAAAGCACATAGATAGTCGTGGCGAGAAAGTAAGTTACATTTTAACTAGGATATATTTTGATACAGATAGTAATATCCATAAACTTTGTTTTAAACCTCTACGGAGATTAGACAACGAAGAACTGTTAGTTATACAAGATGTTATGGATGGAGAAGACGTTAAACAAGCTGTTACATTTACGTCAAATTTTATACCAAACTCTATGCAGAATGGTTCTTTATTTGAAGAGACTGAAGGGTTTAAAATAAATGCAGACAAAAGGAAATAATTATGTACTACATAAGAGAAGTAAAAGCGTTATACCCAAAAATAGATCAACCTTATAGATTTGATTCCCAAGCAGGCGAGCGTGGTAAAAGCGTACCTTGTACCGCCCTAGATGATGGTGCTTGTTTTGAATTAAATTTCATAGCAGATGAAGTAACTGCAAAGGCTCTACATAAGGCTATGAAAACAGCTTATGATGAGAAGAAGCAGAAGGGGTGGAATAACAGTGTGCCCCGTCCAAAAAAGAACGACGATGGAGATTTTGTTTTTAAAACCACAATAAAAGCTGCTTATAGTGGTAGAGAAGTTCCTAGACCCAAGCAGTTTGATTCTAGTAATACGGAACTACCAACTTCTTTTAAATTAACTACTGGAAGCACTATCAATATTGCTGTTGAATTTATTCCTCATGCTATGGAAGGTGGTGTATCTTTAAGACTTAAACAAGTCCAAGTGTTAAAGTATGTTCCAATGGAGGCTCGTTCTTTGTTTGAATCTTTAGATGGGGGATTTGTTTTTGAAGAAGAAACCCAAGGCAGTTTGTTTGAGGCTGTAGAAGAACCCCCCGAAGAACCCAAGAAGATAGTCAGGACAAAGGTTGCAACCTCTAAAGCTCAAGACAAGGACTTATCCAGTATTGTCGATGAGTGGGACGATTAAGACCAAGGTTCTCTCCGTGTAACCTAGTTAGCACGTTGCCCCGTTCGTGTGGTCGAAAACGGGGTTTTTTTTCTCTTGGAGTAATTCATGGACACAAAAATATTCTTAAAAAACATACTAGGAGGGGAGGGATATTATTGTTTATTTGCACAAAGGCTAACAGACGGTAGAAACACTACTAAGTTTTATTCAGATATAGATGGTCTGATAAAACATGCAAACAAGTTAGACGGTGAAGGATATAATAGTTATTTTGCATTAGGTGTTTTTAGAGAAGCTACTTCCCGTAAGGCTAAAAATGTACGTACAGTAAAATCTTTCTTTTTTGATTTAGACGTTGCTGAAAACGAAGATAAAAAATATAACTCGCAAGAAGAGGCTTTAACTTCATTACAGAAATTTTGTAAGAAACTTTCTTTACCCACACCTTTACTGGTAAATTCTGGTAGAGGGATTCACGTGTATTGGCCTTTATCAGAGGCCGTTAACGTAGATGACTGGTTACCCATTGCTAGAAGGTTAAAAGCTCTTACAAAGGAACATGGACTGCTTTCAGACCATGCTGTAACTGCCGATGCCGCAAGAGTCCTACGTGTACCAAATACACACAACCACAAAACAGATCCGCCCACCCTCGTTAGTTTTCTTGGTGCTAGAAAAGAAGTGCCAACGTCATATGATTTTGATTCTTTTGCAGATTTACTAGGTGAAGATACAACGATACCTTTACCCTCTCTAGTCCTTGATGGGGCTAATGCTGTAATGGCAAATCTAATGGGGAATAGAGAAAGTTATTTTAAAGACATATTAAAAAAGTCTCTACGAGGGGACGGGTGTGCTCAGTTAAAACATATTGTTGAAAACCCTAATGATATATCAGAACCCCTGTGGTTTAACGGTATATCTATTATCAAACATTGTGTTGATGGTGGTAGAAAAGGCGCACATAAAATATCTTGTGGACATGAAAATTATGACCCTGAAGAAACAGATAGTAAGTATGACACAGTAGAATATGTTCATACATGTGAAAGATTCGATGAAAACAACGAAGGCGTATGTGGTGAATGTAAACACTGGGGTAAGATAAAAAGCCCTATCGTGTTAGGTAATAGAATAAAGGAAGATCAATTCCCTGTAGAATCTAATATACCTGTTTATCCAAAACCATATTTTCGTGGAGCTAAAGGTGGTGTATACCTACGCACAAAAAATTCAGACGGGGATTTGGATGAAAAACTTATATACCACAATGACCTTTATGTAGTGGAACGTGTTAGAGACGACGACAAGGGCGAGTGCGTTGTGATGCGTCTTCACTTACCTAAAGATGGAGTTGAGGATTTTACTGTGCCATTGACTTCGGTTACGTCTAGAGAGGAGTTTCGTAAAGAGATGTCTAAAAAAGGCGTAGCCGTACCTAGAACGGAGGAATTAATGCACTACACAACTACTTGGGTAAACGAATTACAAGCTACTACAGCGGCTTCTGATGCACACATTCAATTTGGATGGAAGGATGATACCTTTAAGTCTTTTATATTAGGAGACAGGCAGATATTTGGCGACAAGATAGTACACAATCCCCCTTCTGGTAAGACTGAACATTTGTTTCACATGTTTGAACCAAAGGGAACTTTGGAAGAATGGAAACAACTTATGTTGTACTACAACAGAGACGGGTTTGAACTACACCAATATATAATAGCTTCGTCTTTTGGGTCGCCTTTAATGGAACTTATGGCTGTGAATTGTGCATCTCTACATTTGTATGGGGCATCAGGTGTGGGCAAGTCTACAGCTATGTTTGCAGGTGCTTCTGTTTGGGCAAAACCTAAAAAATATGTATTAGATCACGATGACACACACTCTTCTCGCATGAATAGAGGAGAAGTATATAAAAACTTACCTTTATATCTAGACGAACTAACAAACGCTGAACCTAAACATCTGTCGCAACTAGCGTACCAACTTTCTAGCGGTAAACAAAGAAATAGAATGGCAGGGGGGTCTAATGAAGAGAGGGTTCGTGGAGAGCCTTGGAGTTTGTTTTCAGTATCCAGTGCAAACGAGAGTTGGCTTAACAAAATTAGCACCATAAAAATAGATCCGAAAGCAGAGGCTATGCGGGTCATGGAACATAAAGTAAAAAAATTATTAAATTCCATAAACGATAAACCTGAGTCAGACATTTTTGCAAAGAAAATAGAGAGTGTATATGGGTTGGTAGGCACACCTTATATCCAATGGGTTATTAATAACATAGACGAGGTTCGTAACTTAGTTTTTAAAGTGCAGAAAGCCATAGATAAACACGCAGGGTTACGTCCAGAACACAGGTTTTGGTCTGCTGGAGTGGCTTGTTGTTTGTCAGGTATTATGATTGCAAAAAAACTAGGGTTTGTTGAATTTGACATACCTAAACTTAGAAAATTTTCTGTAAGTTTATTGGAAGAAAATTTAAGGTCTGTGCAAGATATGTCTGTGTCTGTCCATGAAACAGTGGTTAATTTTGTGTCTGAGCACTACGGTAGCATACTGCGGATAAGAAGCACTGAAGACCTACGTAAGGGACAAAACAATGGCTTGGATGAGTTAGTTATACCAGAACTTGACCCTAAAATTAGATTGGTGGGTAGATATGAACCGGATACAAAGATGTTATATCTGTTACCTAAAATAGTAAGAGCTTGGTGCACTAAACAACAACTTGATTATAATTCTTTCGTACAGGATTTAAAAAATCAGATGGGCGCACAGACTTCTTTCCCTATGAGAATAACCAAAGGTATTTCTACAGACTTACCCGTTACACGGACTTTAAAAATAGATTGTTCTGATGCTGATATAGATGCTTCGTTTTTATGACATGGACCCCGATGGGGTTATAGTAGTTATTAATTGGGATAACATGAGAGTGGGAATGTCTGTTTTTGTGCCCTGTGTAAATACTACAAAAGCATTGAAACAACTAAAAAATATATTTACACTTAAACAGTGGCAGTACGAAATACGTGTGTTGGTAGAGAGTAACATGTTAGGAGTTCGTATCTGGCGCACTCTATAGATTCTCCCTATATTACCCCGTTTTATAGCGGGGTTTTTTTTAATCAAAAAGTTGTTTTGTTTGCTCTAAAGTTAAACCTCTTCTAGATATATTTATACCCCCTTGTTTTTCTGCTTCCTTAATTAACCTATCTTGAGCTTTTCGAGACCTTATTATTTCTGCTACAGTTATTGGTGCATTTGGATATTCAGAATTAAATTTATCTATAGCTGCTTTAGCTTTTTTATAATCTGCTTCACTACCCTTTCTGAAAGCTGTATTAAGTCTATTTTTTAATCTACTTACCCTTGCGGCTATAGCTACGTCTTTTCTTTTACGTCTGTCATTCTCTTCCATTTGTCGGTTGTATATTCTTGGTGGAAACCCTAAGTATTGAGCAAGTATTTCATTGCTGGTTAAAGTGCCTCTTTCTATACCACCTATGGTGGCACCTTTCCTTGTCTGTATACCTTCTTCCTCAAACCTTTGTGCTTTGAGAATATTTGCCATACCTGTAGGTAAGAGTAATTCTGCGTTCCGTGAAGTAAAACCCTCCTCATTAACCTTCTTTATTCCGGTGGCAATTTTTTTGACAGAACTAACAAACGGACCACCAAGATAAAAAAGTGCTTGATCTGCTAGGGAAGAATTATAGTTAAACCTGTTTTCTTGTAATAACAAACCACTTAATCTTACTCTTTCAGAAACATCTGCACCTGTAAAATATGATATCGGCCCTCTAACTAAAGCATCATTTTTAAATAAATCTACTACTACATCATCAAAAT